TTTTCTCTGCTATTCCCCAAGCGTTCTCTCTGAACATGCCCTTTACGTTAGTAAATCCGTTATGATCTTTTTTCCAAATAATAAGGTCGTAATTGTCCCAAAATGGGGTTATATTTTTAGCCTTTTTTATAAAGACTTCGACACCTAGTTCTGTTAAATTTAACATCATTTCCTAAACATAAACCGCAGCATCCCACTGATATATATTATACAGGAAATACTGCGGCTATGTCAATAGACTATTTAATAAAAGTTCCGTTCCATACGGACTTCTGTACTTTATCAATAGGTACACAATTCGGTACCATTCTTCCATTTTTCTCTTTCATACCTCTTTGGGTATATCCTGACCAGCAGGCCTTTTGCATATTATCCCATTTATCTTCATCTTCATTGTCTGACTCATAAGATTTGCTCATGCACTCTTCACAATCTTCGCAGCTTATATTCTTTGCCTTGCATGTCTCGCATCCGCAATCTTCATACGCTTTGCTAATTGGCCAGTTTGCTTCATTTTTCATAGGATCTCCTACTGGGGCTGGGTTTGAAGAATTTGAGTCTTCTATTTCCATTTCCGCTGAATCTGATTCCTCTTCTTCGCCTTCTTCTGGCACTTCAATCATTGCTTCAATTGCTTCCATGAGATGCTCTATTACCATTCCAAGCTGCTCTTTTGTAACTTCTGCTCTTAATGCTTTTGTAATTTCTTCATCATCTGGAATTTCTACTACTGTATCTACTGGATTAACTACATCATCCAAGATATCTTTAATTTCTTCTACTAAATCATCTGTTGTTAATGATTTCTTCATATTCTTCTCTCGTTCAACTATTTTGCGTGACCAAGAGAATCCAGCATCTCCGCCCCATGCCAACCACATAATTTTTCCGTTAGATGGACTTTCTGCGTTATCCCAGTCCTTACCCTTTTTGTCTACTTCATGACGTGAGAAATAAGAATACATTCTTTTAACTGTTGATAGGCTAAGAGTTTCGCCCCTAGCAAGTTGTCCTGCACGAGTCCAGCCTACTGCTGTTCCTGCACCTTTTGCTTTACCTTGCTCTTTTAATTTAATTGCACGACGGGCTGCAGACTGCATGCCAGCGGTTGGTTTGTATCCTTCTTTAGCCATATTATTTCTCCTTAACGCTAGTTACTTTAACTGATTTAACTTCTTCATCTACACCAAATATATCATTGATGTAATCTGCAGCATCTTCTTCGCTAAATGCTTGTACTTCTGCATTTACTTCAATCTTGACACTGTAGGTTTTCATTATTTACCGCAAGTTGGGCATACTCCAGCAGATGTTGATCCAGCTGGTTTAGGTGCTGCTCCAGACTTAAACTTTGGACGACCAAATCCTACGATTGAAACTTGAACTCCTGCTTTATTTTTCTTAAAAGCACGAAGTTGTTTGCAAGCCTCTCCGCCATTTCTTTGGCTTCCCGACTTTTTTGAAGAAGTATTTCCTTCAATACACCAAACTGTTCCGTCTTCGTTATCTTCAATAACAATTCCTACGTGAGAAATTCTATCGACACCGTCTGAAGGAAAATCAAAATAGGCAATATCTCCTGGCTCTGGATCTGCAATGTCTCCGTCAATCCATGCACCAGCTTTCTTAAATGCTGCTGCACCACCTGGGGTATAAACTGTATTAGGAATTTTAACTCCTGCTTCATTAGCACACCAGTTTACAAAAGAACCGCACCATGGCTGAAAGTTAGCCTTTGTGTAAGCGCCATACTTGGTTTCGTTATCTTTAGGACCTTCAATGTATCCTACTTGAGATTTAGCAACTTGAATTAATCTAGCAACGCTACCTTTAGGTGCCTTTGCTGTTTCTGCTGGTACTGGAAAATCTTGCGACATTATTCATCACCTTTACTTTTACCAGCAAAATATCCGCCGATAATTCCTATAAGTCCTACAAGTGCATTCTGCACTAGGGCAATTGCGTCTTCATTGGTTCCATATTTTTCACCTGAAGTAAACTGTTGTGCAAGCATTGAAGCGTATTCACCAAGAACTACTAAGCCAATGAAGCCAAGTATTCCGAGGGTGATAACCCACATTAACTTATCTTTCATCTTCATTAGTCTTTATCCCAATCTGCATCAACTGGTTGTTCTGCTGGCATTGCGCCATCTGGCTTTGCTGCTAAACGTGCTGCAGTTGCATCAATTTCTGCTTCAAGCTTCTTATCTGCCTGTGTGTTCTTTGCATCCATTTCTTTGTTAGCCAACTGTGCTGACATAATATCCTTAGCACCAGATTGACCAATCAATAGGCCTGCAAGTGTTCCTGTAATAAATGTTGCAACAGAACCAAGCACATTGAAGAACATCTTATCGTTCTCTGACTGTCCGCCAATTGGTTGTGTTACAAAAATTAAAGCATACAAAATGCCCAATGATGTGCACAAAAGAATTGTGCCTAATGTAATTCCTAAAATAAATTTTAATCTAGCATCTAGATCCTGTGGACTTAGTCTTTCTTTAGCCATTTGGTGTACCCGTCTTGTCTTCTGCAATTGGATCTTTACCAATTACATCTTTAGTGCATGTGCCTGTCGCTTCACAAATTGGAGGATTGCATTCAGCTTTCTCCCAATTAGCAGGGTCTTGGCATGGGTATCTGTAAAAACCTTGATAGCCGCAACCAGTCAATGATAGCATCAATAGACCTGACAAAGCAATAGCAGTTATTCTTTTCATACCTCTATTATACCTTATTCCTCGTCTTTTCTGAGGGGTATGGTAATTAGCCAAATTACAGTAACTATTACTGTTGCTATGCCGACTACATCCTGTGCTGTCCCTGTAAGGGTTAGCCAGGCTATAAAGAACCCAAGGAGGGTCCATAGCTGGGCTATGCTTTCCTTTACTGCTTCCCATATCCAATTAAAAAAACCTTTAATTATTTTCATTATATCCTCCTTGTCATGGCTGCTGCCACAATATTTCCTGCAATAATTACAGGCACTACTACCTCTTGAGCTTTTTCTCTTTGATCATCCGTCATATCCTTACCCCACTCTGATGGGCTAAGTAATTTTTCAAAATCAATATCTGAAATTGCTCCAATTGGATCTGATAAAAATGCCTCTGTTGCAACCTCTGTTGTTGCATCTGCGAGAGTGTATGGCATTGGAGCTGATGCATTCTCTTTTATTCTATCACCAAATTCTTCAAGGGCTTTTGCTATTGATGGTTCTGATGCCGCAAGCAAGGCTACCTTTGCTATTTCTGATGTTTTAATTCCAAGACCTCCAGCTACCGCCGCTTTTTGTTCTGAGGTTAATTTAGTCAATGTGTCTTTACTTGTTAAATCTGCAATTAAATTTGCTGTCTCTTGTGATATACTATTAGTTACATTATTTTCTGAACCAGAATCAATTGTTGGCTCTGGTGATGGCTCTACGATTGGAGTTGATTCTGGCAATGGTTCAGGCTCTGTGGTTTCTGTTTGGGTTGGGTCTGGGGTTGGCTCTGGACTGGGTTCTGGTTCGTTTGATGCTTCGTCCTCTGAAGGCGAGGATTCTGGAGTTGGAGAAGACTCTGGGGAAGGTTCAGGAGTAGGCTCTGTAGTAGGTTCAACTGTTGGTTCTGGTGTTGGCTGTGGCATATTAGCAAGGGCGGTAGCAATAGCTGCTGCTATTCTTTGTTGCTCTTCAAACAACCAAGTTTCATTATATAAATCCCAAGCATCATCTATTGCATTATTTAAATCAATAATAGATTGATCATAAGCTGTCTGCGTATTATCTTTAGAAACTAAAGCATTTGTGAGGTTTTGCTGGGCTGTTGTTAAGTTTTGTGTAGCCGTTGTTAGGTTTTGATTTAATGTTGTTAGGTTTGCATTCTGATTATTATATGTAGCAAGCTTATTATTATAATCTGTTTGTGCCGCTGCCTGTGCAGTTACTGCTGCATTGTATGCATCAATTTGTGATTGTGTTGCACCTACGCCATAAGAAAATGTATTTAAATTACAACTAAATCCTACACCCCAGCCTCCAGTATAATCACATCCTGCTCCTGTCCAACCCCCAGGAATTGCCCATCCAAGATGATAGTAGCCTGGGCCTCCTCCGTTGTACCACCATATTTCTACGTCTAAAGTTTTGTCTTGGCTTACATTATAAACTGGAGAATATTCACTCCATGATGATCCTTTTTCTACCCACTCATCAATTGCAAGCTGTCCGTCTACATACATTCTAAATCCATCATCTGTATATCCAGCAAAGTAGGTGGTGGTCCAATGAGAAGGGACCGTAATCTTTCCAGTAAATTTAACTATAAAGTCTTCATAATAACCGCATACTGGCGGCTGCATTGAATTTGAATTCCACACCCCAGTACATATTACTGAATCTGGTATTGCTACACCGTTCCACCCTCTTGCAAGATGATAGACGGTATATTGTAGTCCCTGATTGCCAGCGGATTGAACAGTAGATTGTGTTGTTTGTAAATTTATGTTTGCTATATCTAATACATCTTGAGCATCGTTCTTATCTTCTAGAGCTGTAGCAACTGTTACCGTTTGCCCATCTACTGCTGATTGAGCTGTATTCTTTTCTTGTAAGGCTGTTGCCTCTGCTTCTACCGCCGCATCATATGCATCATATGCATCATCTCTAGCCTCTTTTGCGGCTACTGCATAGTCATATTTATTTTCTGCTATATCTATAAGGGCTTGAGTTTCAGCCTCTTCTGTTAGATTGCCAACTTTTTCGTTTAATTCTTGTATTTCTTGAGCAGCTAAACTTAATGGATCATCACTATAAGCAGGTGTAAGGAATAACCATCCAAAACCTAAAATGGCTGTTAATGTTAATCTCCATAACTTATTCCTAGTCAACTATAACTCCTAAACAAACACTATGTTTGCTTAGTTAATTATATCATTGAACTATTTAGGATTGTCTGTTTTATAAAACCCGTTACCTTTAAACTGTACACCAAATGATCCGTAATGTCTTTGTAATCTTCTACCGCATTCATTACACAAATAGTTAGGCTCTATAGAATTTATTGATCTTTCTTTTGGAACAATACTGTCTGGTGAACACTCACACTTGTATTCATATATAGGCATTACTTACCGCTCTTTTTTCTCTTTTCAGCTAAGGCAACAAAATCTTTGACCTTAGTCTCTCCCATGTATCCCCACGCATAACCGTCTTCAATCATTTGTTCATTAACAGACTTAGTGTTTCCATCAAGGTATATCCAGCCTAGAATACGACCATACTTCTCAGAGCTGTCTGGCTTTTCTGTTTTTACAACAATGTCTTTAGCATCTTTAAACTTAGATTTAAGATACTCTTTTGATTCTAAGCCTAATGTTTTTTCAAGTTTGTCTGTTGTTCTAGACTCTGGTGTGTCAATGCCTGCTAGTCTAAGTCTTTGAGAATATGAAATGCTGAATCCAAGATCAATGTCAACATCAATAGTATCTCCGTCAACTATCTTTGTTACCTGTTTAACTCTGTATTCAAACATAACTCTCCTTAAATTTTAATGAGCAGTTTCGGGACGTGCTCAGGTCCATCCTTCGGGTAGCGACCCGAATAGTCTGCGACTCCCCAGTGACGGGGTGCAGATCTCTATTATACTATTTATTTGATCTTGATAGTCTTTGGCTTCTTGTCTTCAGGAACTAGCCTAATAATATTAATATTAAGCATTCCGTCTTTAAGAGATGCACTGGATACTTCCATGTATTCTCCTAGGGCAAAAGACCTTGTGAATTTACGTGCAGCAATTCCTTTATGCAAAACCTCTGCGTCGGTAACTTCGGTAATTTCTCCAGAAATAACCAATGTTCCGTTATCTACAGATAGACTAATGTCTTCTTTTGTGAATCCTGCAACCGCAAGAGATACCTGATATGTATCTTCGTCTAGCTTTAATACATCGTATGGTGGATATGATTGGCGTGATGCAGCATTGTGCACGTTAGCCATTCTTTCAATTTCACGATTAAAGCCAATAAAAAAGGGATCCTTGAAAAGATCCCATGTATATGTTGTTACCATATTATTCCTCCTTCAAGCGAATAAGTTAATTTATAGGACCCCTAATGGGCATCCTAATATAATTATATCATAATCTTTAAAAAGACTAAAGAATTTTTTTCTTGTCCTTCATCTTTTCTGAATCTGCTTCAGATGCATATAGGGCTCTAAGCTGAGCCTGTGCTGCGCTTTCTCCAGCATGGCATCCTACTAGATCACCACTACCCTGCTTTACAACTGCGTATCCTTTGCAGCCAGCCGCATTTCTTTTAATTTCCCAAGGCATTTTTTCTCCTAATCGTTTGGGATTTCTCTGATATCCATTTCTATCAGTCCCATTTCTTTTGCTATTTTATGTCCTTCTGGACTAAGATGAAGTGTCGCTTCAAGATTTTCATCGTATTCGACCTCCATCAAACCTTCTTCATATAATTTTACCATAGCAGAATCAACATATTCAATATGGGCCTGCCATAATTCTGGGGCTATCTCTTTTGCATTCTCACTAATTGAGAATATCATTTCACCATTTTCATCAACGCCTTCTAAAGAAATAGCGCCTATTTCTAAATAGTGTGACATTTTCATATCGTCCTCTTCTTCCTCTTCGTACATAAATCTCCTTTGTGCAACAGGTAGGACTTGAACCTACGATAGCCGAATTATGAGTTCGGGGCCTTAACCAACTTGGCTACTGTTGCCAAGTGTCTATTGTAACGTGCCGTCTTCATTTTTGTCAATGGTCTCTTCAACTATTTGCTGTACATATTCAGAAAAATGTTTTCTGATATTGCCCATAGGTCTATTTCCCAAAGACTTCCATATTCTTTTATACTCTACAATATTTGCAAATGTTGTAGGGCATACCTGTATACCATTATACTCTTTTAGAACTGTTGGTAGGGGCACATGTTTTCCACAACACTTACACTCTTTAGCTTTTTCTTGATATATACTCATACTATTTCCATTCCGTCTAATGCATCAGATAAGTCTTTTGGCATTCTTGGTGCCCTGATCATGTTTGTTACTATTGTGTCATCCTCATTTTCTCTATCCCATTTTAGAGAACTATAAGTATGTATGTCTATTTCTTCATTGTTTTGTGGCCTACTTCTGCTAATAGCATTGTAGATAGATCCACAAACTGCGTCCGCCAAGTCTTTCGATCCCTTTCTAGGGTGGTCAACTCTATCTCTCATAATTTTTAACTGCAGCAATTCATCGATAAGAAGTTTTATTGCTGGCCCAGTTAATCTATCTTCTGTAACAACCATTGCCATGTCATCATAATGTTTCTTTGCGACAGATAATGTTTCAGTATTAATTCCATACTGCTTTAATTGTTGCATCATGTCGTGTGAGTTCCAGCGGTCAAATGTACAGACACGAATCTTAAATCCCTTAGTTCTAAGAGACAAGATATAGTCTTTAACTTCTGTAAAATCTACAGATTTGTCTGCAGTCGGTGTCCAATATCTTACCGCATCAACTTCAACAATTGGCGCTGGCTGAGAATAAGTATCGGTTACTTTTACATTTACCCATTTTTGCACATGAGACATAGCAACTGCACAATGGTCATGCTTTTGTGCTAAGTCAACATGCAAAAAATATTCTTTATCTGGATCTGGCGCAAACCATTCCTGAAATCTTCCAAAGTCATCTACTGCTAACGCCATATTACTAAAAGCTTTTTCAATTTTTTCTCTAGACTTAAAGAATGCATCTATTGCTTCCGCTGGCATACATGCAAATCTTCCTAGAGCGTCTGGAGCATTCTTATAAAACGCTACTTTAAAATCATCTATACTTCTTGTAGGATTAATCTCCCAGGTAGGTCTTTTAAGAGCATACATTCTTGGATACTTGTAAGAAACAATATGATCTTCTTCCCATTCAATATCAAACTCATTGCCTTCCGTTCCATCTGGCAAATCTGTATCTATCTTAAAATGATGTGACCTAATGACAGTTTCTTTTTCTGCAATAACGTCGTCGTATCTTTGCTGGATATAATCGTTCTTGTATCTAGGGAATGAGAGAAGAATTACTTTACCGTAGTCTGGGAAACGAGAATCAACTGATGCCCTATACATCTCATAGATAGCGCTACCAGTCTTTGCCTGCTCATGGCCAGTTGTATTTTCAATGCTAAAGCCAGAAATTTCGTCAAGGATTACAACAATCACGTTGTATCCTTCCCATGCCTCACGCTCTGAGTGGCCTGAGTGAACTGTTATATTTTTATTAAATTTGATCTCAGAAGCTTTTTCTGAGTACTTTCCTACAAACCAAGGTGACTTATCTATACGTGTTCTAAATCCTTTAAAGAACACGTTGCTTGCTTGTTGTGCGTTGATAGCAATATTAATAATGTCAATGGAGTCTCCAGGTGGTTTACCGTAGTAATGAGCTGGATCTTTTAAACACAATAATAAATATACTATATAGGCCACTGATATTGTAGAGCAATAATCTTTTCCAGAACCCTTGCCTAATTGAGCAACTACTTCGTTAGCAGTCTGCTTATATGTTCTCTTGCCTTCTTCTTCACCAAACAATTTGATTAGTGTGGACTCTTTATAAACCTGTGAAGATTTTTCAATTAATGTATACTGATATTCTGAAAGCGGTGGCAATCCAAGATAATCTGGGCTTGTAACAAATGTCCTTAAATCGACTGGCCTCTCATCAAATTCTTCGCCGTCGAGTATGTCAATAAGATCATCAAAATTAAGATCCACTAACTTCCTCAATTATTTCAACTGGTTCAACTATCCCAGTTATTTGGGATAAACGTTTTGCAACTTCCATCTTACATTTTGAACAAGAGGCTGTTACTTCTTTCAAAATCTTTACAAGGATATCCTGTTTACGCTCAGTTTCCGCCAACTGTGTTGCAAGTTCAGCGTTATCTAGAAGTCCAACTTCTTGAAGCATGCCAATACGCTTACCTTCAATATCTGCAATTAATTTTAATGCACCTGATTTAACGCTAAGCTGTCCAGCCTGATCAGCATCTTCAACTGTCTTCCAGGCTTCTTTAATAAGCATTGCATAGTGTTGGTCAGCACCAACGATAGCTTCTTTAGCCCTCTCTCTGGCCGCTGTGTCGTTGTGTACGACTGTCTTCCACTCACCTATCAACTCAACCACTTCGGCACGTTTAAAGCCCGTTAGAGTGGCAATTTGGGTGGGGTTATTTCCTTTAAGCAGTTCTTCAACTACTTTATTCATGCGATCAAAATGATCAGCTAATTCCATATCCATAGAGTATTATTATACTTCTAGTCGACTGAAATAGCAACCTGAGATTTAGCTATTTTATATAGAACTAAATAGCCAATCAGATCATCAATATCATTATCTCCTGCGAAGCCTTGATTATTTTTAACTCTGTTTAATTTATCATCGATTCTAACCTTGAGTTGCTCTACATTGTCCGCCGTCGAAAATATTCTGGCTGGCTCCAAAGCTGAGTTACCGTATGATATATTCTTTTCAATAAGCATGTGAGCAATTTCATGACAAGTTCCCCAGATTTTTGCACCTGCTGGAGCCCCTACAGATCTTAAATATAGATCACTACAATTAAATGTTGTTACATCCTCAAATACTGGCTTTAACATTATCTTCTCCTAAGTAGAACATTAACTACATCATGCTCTTTAATTCTTTCGAATGTGGCCGCTTCCCCATTCAAAAATTCCATTGTATATTTATCATTTAATTCTACCAAAAATTCATCTGGCTGTCCAGACCCTAACTCAACAACTAGCAATGGACACTTACGAGCTTCTTCAGAAAATCCCTCGAATACAAATCTTTCGTGTCCCTCCACATCTATTTTCATAAAATCAATTTTGCCAGTGTATGTTGAATCTAATGTATCTGCATTTATTTCTTCTGTATAAAAATTACCATGCTGACCATGATTACCAGATTGATGTTCATGAACTATTCCAGATCCGCCAATGTTTTCTTCCCAAATATTTAAAACCATCTTATCTTTTTTATTTGACAAGGCTATATTAAATACATCTATCTGTCCTACATTTGAGTAATCATTTAAAATTGTAGCAACTGTATAGGATTTACATAACCTTTCTATCGGCTCAAATGCCAGCACACGACCAGATGCGCCAACCCTTCGTGCCATAACTTCTGTAAAATAAAATATGTTTGCTCCAATATCTAGGCATGTCCACCCAGGCTGTATATTACCAATCATCCATTCGGTGAGCTCTTTATCCCAGTAACCCTGATCTCTACAGGTAGCCTGAACGTATCTATCAGTTACATCACCAGTATATACATAAAAAGAATTCAAAACTTTGCTAAAGGTAATTGATTCTGGTGTTATTCTTTCTGTCTTCATCTTTTTTTAATTAACCCAAACTGATCTAAGTATCTTTGTATTGTCATAGCAGATACGTTACACTCTTTAGCTATTTCTGTAACCGTTTTCTTTTGAACTATATATCTTCTATATAGCCAATCCTTACTTTGATATAGTTTCATCGTTCTGTCAAAACCTTATTCGCATAGTGGGCTATACCAAATGAATCAGCCACATCAAAATCTTTTAATGAAAGCTCATACTTTTTATTAAAGTAATCTACAGTTCTTTGTTTACGCATATTACGCAATTGAGTCTTATACCACGAATCGGCATATCCTGGATTTTTTACTCTTACTGCCTGCTTCTCATCTTTTGTTGGGTTCTTATTGCCGATATATGCCTGCCAAGAACTAGGGGATATAGTAATAACGGAAGCACCAGTAGACATAAGTTCAGCAATAACCACACCATAGACATATGACAATTTTATCACAGCATCTGGTGATCTGACAAGGATCGCTCCTTCTACTGCAATATAATCAGCTTTTAATTCATCAAGCATTACGTGCATTTTCTTTTTAGCATCATATATTTTTTCATATATGTCTGCTCCCACAAATTCTATTTTGCCCCACTTTAACGGTTTATCGTTTTCCATCAAGCAGAATGCAACCGAATTTGTAGAAGCGTCTATTCCTAGTACACGGTTTGCTTTAGTTTTAACAAGCTCAGCTAATCTCATCAAGCATACCCATTATCTTAGATCTTTTAGTTATATCTATCTTTTTTTGACAGGATGCACAAAGATTTGTTTCATTATACCTACTTAATTGAGCATTACATTTCTTGCAGCCACGAGCAGCACCATTTCGAATAGCTTTCTTTTCATAATATTTTTCCATGATCCTGCGGTTTGTTGCAACTCTGCAACATTCGTCGGTACAATATTTTTGATTATGTGTCTTTGGCTCAAAGTCTTTAGCACATTCCTTGTTGGCGCATATCATAACTTTGGCACCTTATATGATTCTATTTGAACTGTTCCAATTAATCCAGCATAACATTCCTTCTTAATTGGACAGTATGTGCAAGGCATCTTAGACTTTGAAGCTCCTTCTGGACGCATAGGAAGATCTCCATCTTTAAAGTTATCCCATACTTCGCACATCCAAACAAAAAGATCCTCAATAATCTCTGTATTCTTTTCATTCATTGAGATTGGAATAACAATAAGTTCTTGAGTATTCTTATTCTCATAAAGGAAGAATCCTTCTTTAGCGTTCTTCAGCTTCATGTAGGTAAGTAACTGAAGCATATGGTTTGGCGTAGGCTTCATCTCTGCTTGTCTTGCATCCCACACTTCCTGCTTAGCCGTCTTAATTTCTCCAATAACCATTTCATTATCGTACTCCATAATAAGGTCAATAAAGCCACGAATAGGCGGGTACTCGTTAATAATTTCTTCTTCTTCTGCTCTAAACTCTGGCATGCTAGAGATTAGTTTTTGAAGTCTTTCATGAGCCTGTGTTCCTTGCGCCATATTAGCAACAGCAACAGCATCATTATCATCAATAAACATTGCTCCGCTAAATGCCATATACCAATATCTAGGGCATGTGCCATGACCGTATCCAAGGGAGCTTGGACTAAATGACTTCTTAGTCATCTCTCCGTCTGCACGTTTTGTATTACGATAGGACTCATCAAGCAACTGTGCAAACTTTTCTGGATCGAAATGCTTACCAGTATGCTTTTTAAATTTAAGGTTCTTAACTATATCTCTAGCCATTATAACGAACGACATACTTGAGGGCATCCACAAGTTTATCGATTGACTCCTTTGCTGAATAATAGATATTCTTTTTATTATTATTTGTTGTGCCAGCTTTATCTTTAGCTATAGTAGAATAATAAGAAGCCATCATAGAAAACTTTGTGGACATAGCCTGAAGCTCAATAATTAAATATGGAGCCTTTGCCGAAGGTACGTCTGGGTTCATAAGCAATTTTACAACAATTGCTAATGCTCTATCTAACTGTTCGTCCTTCATATACTCATGAAGATCATTAAACTCTGTTATTGAACTAATAAGTTCAAGGGTATTCTTATCGTCCGCCATTTTTAATCCTCTTATCTAACTTATCAATGAATAATCCTAGTGGATATCCAATTATAAATCCTATCATTATTCCAAATAAAAATGCAGTCATTATACGAACCTCTGAACTATTCCATAACCAATCCATAAACCAACAATACCCATTAGCCCTGCAAATACTGGTGGTGCTGGAATTGGAAGTTTAAAGATACTAAAGATACCACCTACAGCAATACCAGTTAGTGTTGTATACAATATTTCTTTCATGGCTTCGCCTTTGTTTGCTTTACTTTGTAGGGGCCAAGATCGGCCTTTACGGTGCCATCTTTTCTAAGCCTGACAATCCTACCATTTTTAATCTGTGTTGGATTAAAAGGATGTTTGTTACTTCTTTTACCGCTAGACATTATTATCCTCCCAGAACTGAATTAGTTCTTCTAGAACTGCCCACTCAATAATTCCAAGACGAACCTTGGAATCTGTACCTATAATAATCTTTAATGCTGGATGCATATCCCTGCTAACCTTAAACGTATCTGTACAAATCTTTGACCATACAGGTTTATTTAATGTAAATGAGGCAGAAGCTTCTTTGTAATCTACAACAAACTGCTTCCATTTTGCATCCCCCTTTTGATAATCGCCACGACCAGAATTTTTCTGGGCTTTAGCGCCATCACGTTTTACTTCAGATCTTTCTGACATTACCCCACCACGTAAGAATTTTTATGACCATCTGGACATTCCCAAGATATGGTTCTATCTGATGCGTTCCAAAAATACTCTTCAGCATCTTTGTCACATTTACCACAAGGCTTTTTGCCACCCATTCTTTCTAACTCTGGAGACATAACCTTCTCTGGCTTAGATATAAATTCATTAAGATTTGGCACGAATATCCTCTTGTAGTTTTTTAACTACGTCTGGGTTATCACGAAGGTATTGCACTGCCTTTGCTCTGCCTTGAAATCTTTCACCATTGACGGTGTACCAAGCGCCACCTTTTTCCACGACTCCGCACATTTCTGCAACATCTAATGTTTCTCCAATTCCATCTATACCAAGAACATCCCCTTGGTAGTAGAAGTCGTACTGTCCCGATAAATTAGGGGGGCCGACTTTGTTGTAATCAATAATCCAATTAACTGGTCTTCCGACCCTTTGTTCAATAATCTTGTCGCCAACTTTAACGCCAGCCTTAATAGCATTCGCTTCAGCCTCAGAAGACCAGAGCTTAATGACAGTGGAAGAAAAGAACTTAACTGCCATCCCACCTGTGGGGATGTGACTAGCATGCATAGATCCAAACTGGTTTCGTTGTTGTGAGATGAGAACAAGTAGTGTGTTTTTGTTTGCATAATTTAACATCTTGACTGCGTGAGTCATATCCTTTGCTTCTGCGCCGATTTGCTTAGTGTCTTGCAAATCCTTCATTTCATTTCCATCTTTTTCAAAATAAATGGCTGGCAACAATGCTGAAATTGAATCGACTACGATCATGTCCACTTCAGCGTCCATAAGTTTAGTTGCAACATCCACCATATCATTTACTGTTTTGGCTGGTGAGTAAATAAGTTTTTCTGAATCTACACCCAACTGCTCTGCCCATGCTGGATCATATGAATGTTCTGCATCAATCCATGCACAAGTCTTACCTTCTTTTTGAGCCAATGCTATCATCTGTAGACAAAAGGAAGATTTACCAGCAGACTTATTTCCCCATACAAGAATTTGTCTTCCATAGGCAAGCCCGCCTCTTAATGCTAAATTAAGACCAATGCTAGGAGTTGCTTGCTTTTCAACATTTACGCTAACAGCAGACTGGACTCTTGCTCTAGTTTTTGGATCTAACTTAGCTAATATATCATCTAATACAATTTCCATTATTATTCTTTCTTCTCTCTACTCATTATAGCATTAAAATAAATTGCCGTGAAGTCTTGGACGCTCTTTATTTTTATTAATCTTTGCTTCCAGTACCTCATCTAGGCTGTGCAAAATTTGTTCTTCATTTCTCATTGCAGCATAAACATCTAATAGTCTGATAATAACATCAGCCATCTCTTCTACAATTTGTTCACTGCCCTTTGTTTTTCTAATTGCTTCTAGTACTTCAGTAACTTCTGAATGTACAAGTGCGAGTTTGTTTCCAACCTTGTCATGAGAATATTCTCCATCCCAGAACCCCTTTTCTTTTGCTGTTTCATGAAGCATTGCCGCCAATGCATCTAATCCGTATTCTGTTAAGATATTACTCTGTGTCATTTTTCTCTCTTAAACTAAATGTAAATGATGGGCCTTCCTCATCATAATCAATTACTAATTCTTTTTCTGTATTTGCAGCATCCAAAAATCTTAACGTTGGAACTGTAAGCTTTTTATACTCTTCTAATACTGCCACCAAAACCTGATTAATGCTTATTGAAGTAACCAAGCCTTCGATATCTTCTGTCATTTTATTTCCTTAATCATCAGGGTTCCGTCATCAAGTTTGGATAGTATTACCTGACATTTCATTCCCTCACGCATTTTTGCTAAGGCAATTTTATACATACTAGAGAAAACAATTGCTCTAGTTAAATTTTTATCTCTATCTGATAGAACTATGTGAGCCATAGTTTTGCCAGCCTTTGTCTTATAAGGTGTAAAGTTTACCACAATGTACTCATTATCGGCAAGGTCATATTCTTTACGATATAAATAATCAACAAATATATCTGTAGACTTTGGATCGATATCGCTAACCTTAATATACTTAGCAATACGATTATCTCCTACAAGAATAAAATACATTTGATTTGTTTCTATAGGTGTTTGTTCATTATGGAATAGACCAATAGATCCAGTCTCATCTACTAACTCTACTCTTGCCCACCCATTTCCACGCTTGATTGATTTAACCATGCCAAACATTACGAATGACCCTAAATCATCAAACTCTGATATTGGCCTTGCCTGTGCTTTAATTCTTGGTGGAAGATCTAGGCTAAATGTAGGGATACCTAAGAATTCGTAGTAGTTTTCTTTTTCAGTTCCCTGCCGTGCATTATCGTCAAAAGCAGCACCACCAATGGCGTTGAGAGCACTAACAGCCCTGCTGTTAATACCGCTACCTTTTTTAGACGACTTTTCGATAAAGTCTTTATAATTGGCATATGGTCTCTTTTCTATGATTTTATTTGCGATACTATCTGAAATAAATTTAACTTCTGCCAAACCAAATCTAATAGCTTCCTTTTGTAATGAGAAGTAAACATCAGACTCGTTAATATGTGGAAGCAATACTTTAAGACCCAGACGCTTGGCTTCAATTAGATATTCTGTTCTAGCATCCTTATCGTTTTCATTCTTAAGAATTGAAAACATAAACTCTAGCGGGTAATAAGTCTTTAACCATGCAGTCTGATATGAAAGCATAGAGTAAGCAACAGCGTGAGATCGATTGAAAGAATATCCAGCATGTGCTTCAAAGTCGTGCCATAGGTGCTGGGCCTGCTTCTTGCTAATATGCTTTTCTGCACCCTCAATAAATTTATCCTTAAACTGATCAAACTCGGTTGCATCCTTCTTCTTACCGATAATCTTTCTAACTTTATCAGCCTCTGACCAAGTCATTCCACCCAGGTGTACACATGCCTGCATAACCTGCTCTTGATAAATAATCACACCGTAAGTGTTTTCTGTAAAAGGCTTCATAATTGGATGCACATACTCAACTGCTTCCTCGCCATGCTTTCTTTTAATATACGATGCTCCTACAGTATTCATTGCACCTGGACGAACCAAAGCGTTAGATGCTGCAAGGTCTTCAAATTTATCTACGCCCATCTTAATAAGAAGGTTAGTATATGGAGTCGCTTCAGCTTGGAACACACCCTTGGTATATCCTTCGCTCAAAGTTTTGTATACTGCCTTATCGTCTAAAGAAATTTCTGACAGATTAATATCTTTACCAGTTCTATCTTTAATAGACTTAAGAGTGTCGGAAATAACAGACAATGTTTTAAGCCCAAGGGCGTCGAGCTTAATTAGACCAATGTCTGCAACGGTGTCCATGTCATAAGCAACTACTGGGATACGACCAGAAACTTTATCCTGTGCATCTTCACGAGACTCAACTGGCGCATACTTGCGAATATCATCTTTAGCAACAACAACTCCTGCTGCGTGAACTCCTACGCTTCGGATCTTTCCACGTAGTCTTTCTGCAAGCCAAACAACTTCTGGGTATTTAATTCTAAACTCTTTAGTATTTGGAGACTCAATAAAGTCTTCAAAGGTATCGATAGATTTCATTGCACGATTAACATCTGAAAGGGGAACCATAAATACACGAGCAGCATCACGAACAACCCCTTTGTCTTTAAAATAAGTGTATGTGGAAATAGATGCAACATGCTTAAACTTTTTCTTTAGATAATCTTTAACTTCTTTGCGACGACGGTCCTCGAAGTCTGTATCAATATCTGGGAAGTCATTACGTTCTGGATTAATAAAACGGAAGAACAGTAAGTCATATTCAATTGGGTCAACATCTGTAATACCTAATGAATAACAAACTAAAGATCCAGCGGCAGAACCACGACCAGGACCAACCATAATATTATTGTCTTTTGCCCAGTTAACCATATCCGCTACAACCAAGAAATAGGATGCAAATGACTTATCCTTGATTACAGACAGCTCCTCCTCAAGTCGGTCTAAGTAGACCTTATCCTTGTCCAGATCTAGCCTCTTAAGGCCTTCTAAGGCCATCTGAGCCAGTTTCTGGTCAGCATTGGTCTTAGGGACAGGGAGCAGGTCTAATCCCCTGTTAAAATCGTATTCTTCAATTTTCTCAGCAATCTCCATGGTATTATCAAATATGTCTATTCGATTAATCCCTGATTTCTTGAAGTCTGCCTCGATTTCATCCCTAGTCTGAATAAATAGGTTATAGTCTACGAATGATATTTTTCTATCTGGATAAAGATAGTTAAATCTATCTAACATATCTTTCATTTGACGAGACATTTCAAAATCTGCGTCTTTGTCTGATTTAGGAGATGTAGATAATATAAGCATTGCCTCTTCTAGAATACGATCTTCTTCTTTAGCAAAGTGGGCGTCTCCTGTTGCCACCGCCTTTATTTTAAGTTCGTCTGCGAGCTCTAAGAGTTTTTCGTTGATTTCTTTTGGGTTATGAGATTGAACCTCAATGTAAAAGTCTTTACCAAAAGTTTGTTTAAAATCTTTGAGTATAAGTTTGGCTTCTGAGAATTCCTGGCGTTCAATCGATTTACTAATAAGACCATTGAGGCATCCAGAAAGAACGATAATACCTTCCGCATATTCTTTTAGCACCTCTCTATCAATTCTTGGCTTATGATAAAAGCCTTCGTTCCAAGCAAGTTCTTGCAATGTGTTTATGTTCTCTAACCCTTTTTTATTTTTAGCTAGAAGAATAATATGATTATAAGCCTGAATAGACTTATCTGTTTTAGAGGAGCGATCAAATCTATCTGTTGGAGATATGTACGCTTCTACTCCCAGGATTGGCTTGATGCCTTGTTCCTGACACGCTATTTGCATTTCACGATGAGAAGATAATGTTCCGTGATCTGTTATTGCTAATGCTGTTTGACCAGCATCCTTTGCCGCTTTTACAAGTTCGGCAGGAGAGTTAAGGCCATCCATCAATGAATAATATGAATGCACATGTAAATGTGTAAATGACATTAACTCTCCGCCTTTAACTTTGTATTACCAGTCTACGCTGCTTGATGTAGCAGAAGACTCTTCGTTACCACCATTTTCTCCCATATAGAAAGCTTCTTGCTCTGCATATGGAACATGACGAACTGCTGTCTTTTCAAGATCAAACAATTCAAGACTTGTAAAGTCGAATGGCGTTTCGTCTTTAGCAAGTGGGATGATTGTATAGCTTGTGTCTGTTTTGGTTCCGTTACGCTTAATGCGCCACATCAGGTTAGTGATGCTTCCCATTTCGCCAGCGTATTCAATCAAGGTAGGTGTGATTGTTTTACCACTGGTTCCCTGAGATAGAATTGCAACATATGGCTCTTCTTTACCGTCATCTACCAATACATTAATGTATAGGCGTGTTCTGGCCTTCCAGCCAGCCTTTGGATCCTTGCGGTGCTGTTCATTAGCCCAGTCACGACCCTCAGACTCCATTGTATCTAGAGCCTTGCGACGGTAATCCTTTGGGTTTGTGTGCTCCAATGCAATAAAACCGCATCCAAGCTTGTCGTTATAATTTGGTGAATCTGGATCTAGTTCCTGGAGGAATCTAATCTTTACGCTTTCGCCGTCTTCAATCTTAAGCCAGCGAGCCTTGCTATCGTCCCCACCACTGTAGGTAGGCTTGTCTAGCGCTTTGTTTAGGTCTTTTAGACCCTTTACTATACTCATTTATTCTCCTTTATAGTTGATGGTATATATCCATCTGTATTTGTCATTATATCATGAATTCCAGGATCTGTATTCTATATCGGATACAGCATTTTTAATACAAGTTTTTATTTCTTCATCAGTCATATCGCCTGCATCTTTTGCATCATGTGGATATATCTTACCATATTCGTACGAAGCCCACAAGAGGTCCTTGAATTTTAATTTATTGACTATGCTTTGACCTAATTCTCTGCCAGCCAAATCTGCGTCTGTCATTACTGTTATTTTATTAAAATGTCTATTTAATAAATTATGTTGTTCTTTTGATAAGAATCCGCCAAGCGTAGCAACCACATTTGGGAAACCTGCTTGATGAACACGTATTGCATCGAAATTAGATTCAACTACGATAACATGGTCGCCAATTTTCTTAGCACGATGTATATTAAATAAAGTTTTGCTCTTTGGTAGATTGGTGCTGTTTTTAAATTCCTTACCTTCGATTGATCTGCCAACTAATCCTATTGGTGTTCCATCTGGACTATGCACTGGTGTAATAACCATATTCATAGATGCTGAATATCCTAGACTAAAATGATCGATAGACTCTTTATTGATTCCTCTTGAAGCAAGATACTCCACTGCTTCTTTAGACATGCCTGCATGCAATCTATCTAATGTCTCCTGAGAAAACTCTTCAAACACTGGCTTCTCTTCCATAGCCTCTGAAAGTAATGCATCGAAATTCTCTAAAGCTTCTGCTTCTTTAGAAGATATAAAACGCATAGCCTCATATTCATTCTTATTCATCACACGCTTAACTAATTCTTGTAGCGTTCCAGCCTCTCCGCATGAAGGGTTAAAGCAAATAAATGCTCCTTTTTCACGGCTTACGCTAAATGAAGATGTGTGTCTGTTGGAATGAAATGGGCAGTAGCATAGAAAGTCATTACCAGTTTCGCCAACAATATTCAGTCCTATAGATTTTAAGACTGACTTGATATGCGCTGGCGTGTATTGCGTGGTATCAACTTCCCTTGTGTTATACCCTCTAATTGCCATGCTTTCTTCTTTCCCACATATACACCATGGATGCTCATTAAGAACTTCCAAGTCTCGCCTGTGAATTCTACCGAAAAGGCTGGGTCTATGTCAAGTACCCTGACATATCCTTTCCCTCTCATGTCCTGCGTTAATAAATTTTCATACTGTGGCCTCAAGCTTATTAGGCGTGAGTTATCATCAAACTGTACCTCAATTTGAAATCTTTTAATTTTTCGATGAGTCACTGTTTAGCTCTGGAAGGTTTTCATAAATCGGAGTAATAACACCACGATTAATATCCCAGTCTAGATAGAAGTCAAACTCATGACCATGACGATTCTTTCTAGATACAACTTCAATCATATTGGTTCCTGGGTAACGATGAATAGCCATAGCCATATCAGCATCATATTCAATTGCCTTTGACCAAGCTACCTGACTCATCATTGGTGGATTATCTTGATCTGAGATATCGTCTGCAGTTGCTGCAGTAATATCAATTACTGGAATATTGTTTGATACTGCAAGCAATTTAAATTCACGAGAAATATTTCTGTTACGTTCTACTTCAGAGTTGCTTCGCTTATTATCATTAAACAATTGATGGTAATCAAGAATAACTAAGTCTGGCTTATGCTGGTCAATCTTACCTTGAATTGTTGCTGGAGTTACATCTCCTGCTCCTTCATTTGACACAAGTATGAATGAGTTCTTGCCAGTAAATTTCTTTTGGCCCCATGACTTAAATGTATCAACATCGATATCTCCCTTAGAGAAATCGCTTGCACGGAATAAACCAGAACCTAGCATTGTATAAATGCGGTCACGCATATTCTCTGGAGACATTTCAAGAGATACAATCATTGGCTTAAATCCCTGTTCCCATGCCTTGCATGCAAGGTAGGATGTAAACCATGTCTTACCACGCCCTGGCCAGCCGATAGCAACTATGAGATGGCCTGGAGCCATACCAGTCGGATATGCCTTATCGATAGCTTCAAAACCCGTTAGGATTCCTGGACTACCGCCCATAGCCGCTGATCGTTCTTTGACCGAAAGGAAGTGATTCTCTGCTGCCTCTAAATCGGTAACATCGATATCACGTACATTATTTGTAAACTTGCTAAGACTTGCTAATCTACTCTGCATGTCTGCAAGAACTCTGGACGCTGCATCTTCTTTGAGAGCTGAGCCTGAATGAATTAAAATACTCTTAAGCTTACTTGAAAGATATTCATTCTTAAGCTTATCTAAATAGTATCCAGTTTCTCCTTTGGTTGCTACTGGTTCAAAATCTTTAAATCTTTCTACAAGGATTCCAACTTCTGGAACAGCCTTAAACTTATAATAATATGACTTTAGGCTATCCCATATATCTTTATGAGAAGTAAAGATCTCATCAACATTATCTGCAAGTAGTGTGCTTATGTCTTTGTTCTTGCATACCGCAGAGATTAGTTCCGCCTCTGTATTCATTCTATTCCTTCCACAAGCTTCCTTGTCTCTTCCCGTAGGTGGTCCCTATGGATTCTATCGTTCTGTATATCTTTTTGCATTCTATCAATTCTATCGAAGTTATAGAAAAAAAATTGCAGTGGATGATTAAACTTATTTATTCTGAAATAATATTCAATCAATTCTTTTGCACGTTCATATCCTACACTATCTATAACGTCTTGCATACCCCACTTTTCACGAAACTTATTAATTCGTGGGCTTCTATTATATTTCTGTTTATATAAAGACTCATATAAACTAATTAAAATATAAGGACCCTTATCATTTGCCACGTTTTAATTCCTCTTCTACTTCACGAGTCTTTTCAATAAGCTTTTCTTCTACAAACTTATAAACTCTTTCTGTAGCCACATTTACTGTCTCGCCTGCACGAAGATCGTCTTCTACTCCAACACCTATCTTGATGCTTTCATAGTTTCCTAGATTACGTGTAAAGGACAAATCAACTTTAACCCTTGTTGTCATTTGTGCTCCTTCATATGTCTAGATAAACTATCGTGAGCGAATATGCCCCACCGTAGTTCCCACTCTTTACCGCAAACATCACATTTAATAACTCTGCTCACTACTCCGCCTTCCAAACAGGTACAAACGAACCGTCAACGGTCTTAGTATACAATATTAAGTTGTGTTTGAGAAGAGCCTGTAATTCTGAGCGTGATGGAAGATCTCGAATATGTCCAGCATCAATAATAAATTGATGAATGTCCAAAATGTCCGATTCGCTCAACATATATCGAGACCATGTACTATCTGGATTACTAATAGGATAAACTTTTTGCGGTCTTTTTATTTTACCCTGCAAAATATATTCTTCTATTGTTACCCTATGTCTATTTAATATTTTACCAGCTTCAATTATGCTGTAAGCCTTTTCCATATTTTTTTCAACCTGAGAATAAGAATACATTACACGTTTTTTATCTGGGTATGACCAAGCAATAATTTCATCTTTCGCCCTAGACGCTTTAAGAACCTTATGGATCTTTCCGTTTAAGAAGAAATAGAAGAGCTTTTTGCGTAATCCCTGTCTGTTTTTTCTAACCATTTACCGAACGCATTCGTTTCCTTATTGATCATCCAACGCTTTCCGCATAGGATGCAAAACAATTCTGTGTGTAGTTTTTGAGAGAATACTCTATCAATAAAAACTCTACCATTGCATCTCTGACATTTCATCATACGGAAAACAGCTTCCCATCAACAACACAGGTATAGTCTGGAGAAATATGAATCATTTGAATATGAGGATAATCATTTACAATATGGGCAACTGCAAAACCCTTTTGCCAATCATGGTGCTGGGTATACTTCATGCCGTCACTCTTTTCATCGCACATGTGTCCAATTTCATATCCACGAAGAGTTTCTCCCTCACCATTATTTCTAAGTTCATATGTTACCATATGTGAAGCAATTCTGTGAGAGTGGCCACGAATTAATGATACCTGCATATCTTCCATATCTTTTCTTGCAGATCCAGTAGCGGCAATTGATAGTCCATGATGTACGTGAATGTCACCAAATCTCCGCTTAGGCAACTCGTTGTAATATATGTATTCATACCCCAGAGAATCTAATGACCACAACGCCTCTGGCGTCACTTCATTAATATAGTCTGGAAGCTTTGCGTCGATATAATTAAATATACGAACATCATGATTACCAAGTGCTGAGAATAGTTGAGCATCTGGAAGCATGTCACGAGTCTTAGTATAAAAATCTCTTGCACCTTTTGCCTCGTGTCGCATCATAGGCACAATTAAATCTTTGCTGTCTGTTTTATGAAGGTTCAAAAACTCTGCTGAGCGACCCTCTGTATACTTGCTATAGCAAGCTTGATCATCTGTATCGCCAAGGTAATCCACAACATCTGGCTTAAACCACTTCATGACTTTAAACCATAGCTCAATGGCCTTATCATCCTGATATGGGAACTGCTGATCGGACGATAGCATCCATTTCAAATCGTTTGACATTAATTTTCCTTGCGTAAAAAAAGTCACGGAGTCGTGACTTAGATGTTATAGAAATTGTAGCATATATTGCTAGCCTGTCAATAGGCTAGTTTTTAACTGCTAGAAAATATATTGAAATATATTTATCGCTACCCGAACCATGAATTTGTACTTTAGCAGTTTCTTGAGAAACTGACCCACTTACTATAGATGGCTCTTGTATATCTGCAAAACCAGACTTACAGACGGCTGTTAGTAATATCGCTGAAGGCTTTCCAGAAAATTTAGCACCTGAATAATCAATAGTATATGTAGTCACCTTACCCTTAGTAACTTTTTCTGCACCAGTTTTACCGCCAAAAAATGAAGGAGGAGTAATTTCTGCTGGAGTTTTATTTTCTAAATCTCCTACATTAATACTTGATCCAGCACTAACCTTTGATCCTGCTAATGCGGTGGCTTTAGCTACATCTGTTTTTAATTTTTGCAACAGGGTAGCATCAATTGGATCACCATCATTAAAGGTATCGCTCATTATATATTTTCTCCTAAATCATGTGCTGAAACTTCTGCCTCAGACACTTCAATCATCTTAGATCTATCTAATCCATATTTAGTAAACGAATCTGGGTCTACAATATGTCTTAGTTTATTCTGTGATACTAAGTATATTTTACCATCTGCTATGTTCTTGATCAAGGCTCCGTCTCTGAAACCTAACTTGCCTGCAACTTTAAATCCTGCTAAAGCCGCTTCAGTTGCATTTACAGTTGTAAATGACCAAGACTTGGCAGCCCTATCAGAAATTAACCTATACCTCTTGCCATCTTTAATCCAATATGTATCTTTATCTGTTTTAACAGCGATACCTGAAGGAAAATTAGTTGGCTGTGAGATCGTTAAGGTGGCTTTCGTATTCTTTAACAGCCTCAACCTTAGCATCCTTTTCTTCCATAAGCTTAGTAATTTCTGCCCTAAGTATTGCAATTTGAGTTTCATAGTTAGATACGATTTCTCCAATGCGTTGCTGTAGAGCGGTAATAATTAGTTCCGCTTTTTCTGCCATTTATATTCCTACTCTTCTGTGACGACGGCTGCTTCAAGTGGTGCTGCTTCTGCTTCCAGAAGTGCTCTCTTTGAATTTAAAGCAGTTAGTCTTGTATTAAGTCCAGAAACGGTTTCTGAATTAACAGGGGATTCAGCATTTGCTACAATCAAATCTAACTCTGTATTATAGATCTGAAAGTCTAGACTCTTGATATGCTGATTTACTACACTTAGTTTATCTGCGTTTGTTAATAGTGACATTTTAACCCTCCTTTCATATTATATCATTTAAACCTGATTAGTCAAGGGGTGCTGGCCATGTGCCGCCCAGCAACTCTAACTCTTGAATTAAAGCTGATTTTACAATATTACATTCTAACAAAACATCATCAAGGGAATATTTTTCTTGAAATACGTCTGCATGCTCTATGTATGAAATAATAGAGCTTTCAACATTGTCTAGCCTAGCAATGATTATCTTTATTTTATCTTTGTTATTTATCATTAATTCTCCTATACATAAGTTGTGCTCGATGGATACCATGCTGAATACGTTGAAACTCCAGCAGTATTTCTAGCCCTTACCTGAGCTCTTGCATAATTATTTGAACCCGCATACCCTTGCGTAGAACTAAGCTGTAAAGATGTTCCAGTTATTCCTGTAGTGGTATAAGGTCCAAGTCGGTTGGTAGTATTTGTTGGTGCTGATGTTCTATCTGTATAATTTAGCACTTCATAGGTATCTGCTCCAGATACTGCATCCCAACTTACAAGTCCGCTACCAGACACTGTCACGCCAGTTGGAGTTGATGGAGCGGTTGCTGAAGCTTGCCAATAGGCATAAAATGTTATATTAGAAGTAACAGTCCAAGACCCTCCAGGATTAATTTGATATACATAACTAAATACGTTTGGAGAATCTCTCCAATATAAAAATGTGTACCCTGCTCTAGTCGGTGTTGGTGCTGTAACTGAAGTACCGCTATTCACAGTATTTGAAGCTGGAGATACAGAACCACCATTTGCATTCCATGAAATTGTATATTGTGTAACTACAGCAGGTGTAGATATAACTGTATTAGATGCCACAGTATTGCTACCAAAACCATTTGTTCCTGTAGTAAATGCTCTGAATTGATCTGGAGTACCAGATGCTTCTGAATCAGTAATGGTATGAGAAGCTACGTTTCCAGTTCCAGTTCCACTAGCAACCCTTGTTCCATCTGTGTCTGATGTAGGAGACGATCCTGTTTTCTTAACAATATATGTTTGATATGATATTGTTGCGGTGCCAGACATTGCAGATACATTTGCGGTAATTGTAGTTCCAGCCTGCTGAGTTCCGCTTGGACTTAATGTTACAGAGCCTCCACTGGGAGCAACTCCAGATGCATTTACGGTAACACTAGATGACTGTGTAGTTAATGTTCCAACACCGTTATTTGCAACAATTTGACACCTTAATCCAGTTCCGTATATAGACGCATAGTTTGATGGCGGAGAATATGTAGAAGATGTTGCTCCACTTAATGCGACCCATCCAAAAGATCCGCCTTCGAAATATTGCCATTGATACGAAATATCGGCTGCTGGTGCTGCACTAATAGAAGGAGATGCTGTATATGTTGTAGTTCCGCCTGTTCCAGATGAAGGAGACACGCTAACGCTTCCAGTGGGAGAAGCAAATGTGTAAGAGGCTGCTCCAGTTGATGGACCATATTCGCTATACGTTCCAGCAGTTCCAACTCCATTATTTATTGTGTTTCCTAGATTTTCACTAGACGATCTTACATAAAAATAATACGTAGTACCACTTGAAAAACCATAATCTTCCATTATTGTACTTGTAGTGCTTGCGGCGTCATATCTATTTTCTCCAACTGGAGCGGTGGAAGAAGAAACCCACCATAGTTGATAATAAGGTCCACTAGCACCAGATGAACCAATATATGCCCTAACAGTAGTATCGTTAAGCCGTGACATAGACACAATAGATGTACTTGTAGCTGGAGTTAACGCAACTCCTGTAGGAAAGTTAGTTTCATTTTGTCCATACAAATCATCATAATTTCTAACTCTTACTTTGACATAATATGTGCTACTAGGAATTAAATTTGTTAAAGAAATTGTTGCAGAGCTACCAGATATTGTAGTTGTAGACCATGTAGAACCATAAGACTCGGTACTTCTTCTTACCATATACTCTAATGTTGAATATAAATAATTGCTTCCAGTAGATGATGAAATTGAAACTGGAATTGTTGCAGTAGTAGATCCTGCTGTTATTGTTCCAAATGACGGAGCGGTTGGTGCTGTTCCAGTTGCATATATATAAACAGGAGAACTTGAAGATCCTCCGTCTGAAAAAGCAAACACACTTGAATTTGGATTACTTGCTCTTATGCTAGCTCTCATGAAAGAATAGTAGTTGTACCCACCAGAAGGTTTTGGACTTCCCCAAGATGCAGAATTGCTTGTTGTAGTAGAATAAGGAGAGGCCAAATATGTTTGCTCTGTGGTCCAGGAAACGTTGTCATTGCTTCCTTCATACAAAATTTGATATCTAGTTGCATTAGTTGATGCATTCCATGAAAGAGATGTGCTTCTTATAACTCCTTGGGAGCTTGAACTCGGGAAACCTTTTATAAAAGATATTGTATTAAATGGTTCAGGATCTTGAGCCTGATTAGTTTTAATATTTTTATTATCCTGTACAGTAAAGGCAGACTTTGGAGTAAATCCATTTATATTAATAACAGAACCTAAATATTTTGCTGGAAGAGTGCCAGAGTTATTTAGGGTAAGCCTTGCTATATAATATTTGTTTATAATTGTTGGATTGTGATATGTAGTAGCACTTTTTACTGTAGTTCCAGTTGTAGGAAATGTGCTTAGATATTCTATCTGCACCCTATTAGATGTTGTTAAAGCATCTGTTAAATTGTCTACAGCAAACCATTCGACATAAGATTCTGATAAGTCTGTTTTATCATACCATCTGCTACTGAATGTAAAATTAGCAGACATGGTTGTAGCTGTAAGAGCAATGTCTTTTTCAAGCATTGTAATAGTGCCAGTTGGTCTTTCTCTTACTATGTATACTTGAGTACTTTCGGCTGATGCTGTTCCAGCAGAATTTGTAGCACTTACTCTAAATGTTAAAAAATTTCTATCAAAGTAATCTCCATCACTTTGACCAAGGTGTGAAGATAGGTTTGTGAGCATATCTGTTCTTCCAGTAGTAGATGTTACATTCAGCTCAGCAGTATTATCATTTTGATTTCCAGAAAGATTATATAGCCATGTGTAAGTAAATGTCATTGAGCTTCCGTTTCCAGAAACCCAAGTTCCATCATATCCCCATAAATGTCTTCCAAGGCTTTCGTATGGCCAACCCAAAACTGGGGATGTATAGTTTGGACCCATTTGTTGAACTGGAGGAGCTTCAACTACTGGGTTAACTGGGTCATCTATTGTTCCAGTAGGATTATATGTACTATCTGTTCTAAAGGTATTAAGTCTTATTTTAGGTATATCGTTACCGCTAATAAATGGTCTATTGCTAGTAGTATCAAATACTTTACGCCATCCGCTAGATGTTTTTACATATGCTTTTCTGATAGCCGTCCATGTCTGACCACCAGTCTTTACATACATTTTTTTTATTCGGTCCCAGTCGTAGGCACCAACTTTTATATATGACTTACCTGCCATTATTAATCCGCCGTACTAAATATAACGTCACCAATTAGCCCAACATAGGGCCAACGAACATGGTTTATGTTTGTAATGCTTGTTTCTGATGCTCCAGATCTATAAAATGCTCGTCCAGCAGTAACTCTTCCATCACTAAAAATTTGTAAAACAGCACCCGCTTCTTTGCTACTATTGTACATGCTATGAGTAGCAGTTGTAAATCCTTTAAGAACAACACCACCAGTAGCATTTGTATTTATAACAACTCCAGTACCGCTTAAACTAATATATGATCCGCCTCCCTGCAATGTGGAATATCCAGATGTTGACATAAATAATGCAGGAGATGTAGTTGCGTTATATCCACTAGATGGCTTAATACTAATTGAGCTTGCTGTAGCAGTACCTGGTGATGAAGCAACAAATGAGTCTTGAACTTCTCCGTCAGTATTTGTGTCAGATCCATAATATGAAGATGAGCTTATAGCGCTTCCTGCTATAGTATATGTAAAGTTATCATTGTCTATCAAGAATCCGTTTGTAAAACTAATATGCTGTGAAGCAGCATTTAATGTTATTCCTGCGGAAGATAATGATGTGGCATTAACTGTCCATCCACCAATTTTTCCAGTACCATCTTTTGCTAATTCAAATCTTGGTGCAGTTACGCCATTTGCATATGCGGCAATTCCGCCTGAGTTAATTAATATTCTATCACCACTCGTTGCGCTAGCACCGATATAGAATGTTCCAGTAATGTCTAGGTTACCAGTAATAGTTCCAGAATTTGCAAGAATTTTTCCAGTAATTTCTGCATCTGTGGCTATAAGTTTTCCAGTAGATGCCGCAATTGATGTTGCTCCCACGTTTAAAGATCCACCTGTAATTGTTATATCTGAAGCCGTTACAGCTCCAGCTGGAGTAACAGAAAACTTTGCAGTTGATGATCCAGCAGAAGTTGGGGATCCTGCCCAAATTGCATATGTTCCAGATGAACTAATTCCAGTGTATGTTCCAGTAGATCCTCTTTCAAATTTAGACGAATCAATTGTCCATCCAGCAATTTGTCCATATTGTGCGTATATTCCGCCATCAGAAGTATCAAGTCTTAGTTGAACTGAACCCTTTTTAATTACAAGGCCGCTACTATTTAAAAGGAATCCGTCAGATGCTAAATTTCCAGAAGACAATGTACCCTGATATATAGATGCACCAGATACACCCATTGCAATGTTTCCGCCAATTGTTGTTCCGCCAGCAACTCCTAAATCTCCGTCTATTGATAATTTAGTACCGTTCCAAGAAACGTAGTTTGATGAGGCCCCGCCAATTTTAAATAAAGCCGATTCTGCAGAATCTATATACCAGTAGTTATTTGCGTTAAATACAAGTCCACGTTTGCCAGTTTCTACTCCATATCCAAACTTAAACATTCCTGTGTCACCACTAGAACTAGCTCCGAAATATCCCGTAGTGGTTACGTTTGTACCAATAAATGGTGTTCCAGAAACTGTTAGGTTTGGAGCAATTGTAGTATATGCAGAAGAAGTATTATTAAACTCATCATATGAAGCTATTCCTATTTCGTATGTAGTGCCTACTGCTAGCCCGCCGAGTCTATACGTTGTTCCAGTTCCTGGAGAATCGACATAAGAATAATTTTCAAAAGGTGCGGCGGCTTTGTATGGCCTAAATCTAATTCTATATCCTCGAAGAGTTGAATCTGACACAGCTGACCATGATAAGCTAAGGAATCCATTGAATCCGATTGATCCAGTACTATCGATCCCCGCCGTTCCAGTGATTGTTGCTGGAGCATTTGGAGCATTAACATCTGCAGCAATTGCGTCAATTGGTGTAACTGTTTGTTCAGCAGACCACGATGAAGTAAACCCATCATCAGTTAAAAATTTTATTTTAACAAATCTTTGTGTGTATACAGTTTTCTTTATAATTGCTGGACTTGATCCGCTAAATACTAAATCAGATTCTGATGGATCACCTGCACCCCAAGTTGTTCCAGATTCATAAACCTTTGCATAAGAAGCTCCAGTTGGCAACGTCCAAGTTGCGGTGTACCCATTTGTAATTGCAGTTAATGTAAACGATGGCGTCACTCCAGTTAACGGATTTGTTTTTGTTCCTACCGTAAATGCTGTTCCAGAGTCACGATTATCTAATGAATCTGCAGAAACAAATAGGCCTGTGAATGATGTGTAGTACTGACCAAATGTGTTGTATAGTTCTGTTTGTGTAATTAAAATTGATTGTGATGTTCCAGCGGTGGAGGGAAATTTAGTAAAGTATCCGTCATTAGATCCGTTAGTAAGCTTAATAATAAACTTCTTAGCATCTGCTGAAACTGTTGCTGTAATTAATATGTTATTTCCTGACCAGACTGCAGTTACAGAACTTGCTGCAGTAGGTGGAGTTACATCAAGTGCTGCTGCTACTGGGTCTACTGGAGTAACTGCTACTGGATCTGAATATGCGGTATTGCCTGCAATTTTATCTGTAAGTTTTAAGCGAACCCATCTTTGAAGAACATCTCCAACTGTTATTGTAATTGGGTTAGATGACGTTACACCAACTTCTTGATAGCCAGTTGTAGGTGCGGTGCTTGACGTAGAAACTGCCTCTTCAATAATAGCATTATCAAAATTCTTATCTGTTTGCTTAGTATATGAAACCGTATAGCCAAGAGAGGCTGGTGTGACTGTAATAGTAGGCTTAGTTAATTTTGAAACATAGGAGGCGGTAGTTAAAGTTAATCCATCTGACCACGGACTTACTTTACCATTTGGATACACCCATTGAAAATTAAAAGAATACTGTTGTCCAATTTTTAAATCTACAACAGGTATTGTAAAGTAGTCTTGACCAGTCTTTACCTTTTTGTCTTTATTTAAATCATCTGGGTAATCTTTTGAAGCACCATCTCCATAATATTTAACCATTTAGAACTCCAGCTGTAACTTATATTCGATATCTACTGGTCTACCAGGTTTCTTAATTAATGGTGTTGATAAAACAGATCTGCTAATTAAACCATATGTTGGATCAAATGTGTCTTCATCGTTTATTCTTATAGCGTCAAAGTAGACTGTTGTATTACCACCAGATGCAGTTGTTTCTACGCCAATCTTTATGATAGAAGATGGATCTGGCAAGTTGGGGGCAGCTGTGTAATTTGAAAAAAGATTATTAAGCGATACAGTCTGTATCTTATCTCCAGTTCCAGATTCTGGCGTAAAGTCTACATAATAATATGCTAAATCAGAACTGTAAAACTTTAATCTAATCTTAGATACATTATTGTCTGCTTTTTTATACGCAATAGCAATTGTGTCATTTATACTGTAACCAGATATGTCATCAGAAATAAGAGAGTTAATATACTCTTTTGTTTGACCAGATGTAACGTCAACCCTTATCATACTATCACTAACCTTTGATAAGAATGTATAGTTACCATTAGAATCTATTGTATTGCCTTGTGAGCTTGGATTAGTCGATCCACTAAACCAATTAAATTCGTTTGTAAAAGATGTAATAAACTTACTATCAAAATTATTAAATGACGTTCTGTCTCCAGGATATAACCCTATTTCAGAAATCACTCCAGATATATCTTGTGGAATTGTTGATTTATATGTAATAAAATAATCAAACACTGGGTCTCCGTCGATATCTACGCCTGTTTGTAAAATATTAAAACTAGATAACTCTACTGGTAAACGATAAAACTCAAACTCTAATTTAGTGTCATTACCCTTTGCATTTGGCGCAGTTGATCCAATCCCAAGAGCCAGTTCTTTTGACAAAAAGGAATTGTTTCCTGATAGGTAACTTATTAAAAATCTTTTACCAAATTTAGTTATCATTTTTTCTCCACTCTTACATTTATTGCTTTTAGCTCTACTCCACTGCTATTCTTAACTTTAAATACTACTTTTGCACTTGGGATATTTGCTGCATCAAGAACCACTTCATTTGATACTATTTCAATATCTACAAGACTCGGTCTTAGCTTACTGTCTGTCTCTTCGCCGTCCCCAGATTCTCCTTCACCAGACTCTTCTTCATTTTCAGACCCATCATCTTCCTCATCATCTTCTGGATCATCGCCTAAATTATCACTAGCTAATTTACCCTGACTTAATGCAGCCGCATATTGAGGCAGCTCATATGCCAAATAGTTAGAGTTTGTATAGAAGTCAAGTTCTGACCCAGCCACCGTAACAAGAGCTGCGGTGTTTGGCTGGCTGCTTACTGAGGGCTTCTTTTTGTTTGAGGATACCATTTTTTTATTATACCATTTATGAACTATAAATAGATCTAGTCGTTATCTTGGTACTTAGCCCCCCATCAAATGAATTATTAATGTTTGATACTATAAATTTTTGTGTTCCGTCTAGCCCATTAGATGGATAGTTAATTGTAACAATATCTCCTACAGAAATCAAGGGGTTTGAAAATACTTCTAGTTCACATACGGATTGCTTTTTTGACCACTGACCCTTAATCCAATCAGACAGACTTTTAGCATCTGATTCTTTTTGAATCCATACTGATTCAAAAGTTACCTGTTCTGGTACGGTAAATTCATTTATTGTCTTATCTAAATATTCATTTTGACCAGACTGAACTAATGTATTTCCAATAACGCTGAATGACGCAAATCTGGAATCGTCCAGGGGTACGAAAGTTCCAGCATTATTTAAAACATATACTTCTGCTCCGAATGAATTTAATCTATAACCCAAAAACTCTACAAACTGATTTAGTCCTAAGCTAGGTATAATTGGAAAAGCTGGTCTAGAATCAAATTTAATATTTACTTTTAGAAGCTCTCTTGCCACCGTTCCAAATTCATCTATGGCTCCGCCAGCTATTCCAGTATTATTAAATCCGCTAGAAAGCTTATCGCCATATAAAAAGTCTAGCGTCGTTGAGCCAAATCTTCCAGCGTATTGATTTCCAATTATTCCATCCGTATACTGCTGTTGGCTAAGCGGAATAGAATATACATAATCAAAAAATGTCGAATTAACATTTGAAAATAATGCTACATTGCTTGTTGGAGAAAGTGTGTCAGAAGCATCTACTGCTGTTACCTTAAAATTATTAATAAAAACATCTATCGCAACAACTGAACTTTGTATTTTTACACGAACATCAACCTTATAAGAAACCCCTTGTGCCAAATAAGCTAAGGACTTTGTATTACCTTCTTGGCTATCTTTTAGTGGAGTTATCACACCATTTTTTACTTTAAAGATTGATAGTGGTCTATCAGATCCGCTTTCTGCCTGATTGCTTGTTGTTTCTAATTTAATATAATATCCGTCTAAACCATTTGCACTAGTAAAAAATCCCATTCCGCCAGAAGCTCTTGTGTTATCTTTTGTGCCTTTAAAGAATAAGCCTGTGCCAACATTATAATAATCTCCAGTCGATACAATTCCCATATCTTTTACACAGACAGAATATTGATTCTTAGTGTTAGAGCTTCCACTAGATGTGATTTGAAATAAAGATTTTTGAATTGATTTAACTGGGCTTCCGTCATCTGCTATAGTTGCGGTTTGTTGAGAAACATTTGAAGGGCTGCTTGTACCATTTAAGTTATCAGAACTAGATCTAAATGTATTATCAAAACCATTCCAGCCAGTTACTGATCCAGTTTTTGCATGAGCCACAGCGGCTGTTCCAAATGCTCCTCTGGACTTTATTCTAACTTTGCCTGTTTGACTAATTGCTTCATTGGCTGGCAATGTAGTAGTGATATCATTAGCTATTTTTTGTAAATCTGAAATTTGTGTAATCCAAACTTTTGTGTTTACTAGTTGTTGATTTGCATACTGATATTCAATTGCATCATATTCTATAATTTCAGAATCTATAACTAAATATCCAGCATAGTTATATATAATTTGCTTAAGGTCTTGATTAACTGTTATAGGAATTAAGCTCATTTCTGTCCCCGCACCGCCGCCACTTGTGCTAGCAGGGATATCTGTTGATAAAGAGTAGGCTCCTAGATAGGCTGACCCAGATTTCCATAAAGGTTGTCCATCTCCAATAAGTTGACTTGATGTTACTGGACTCCATAAAACCTTTACTTGATTGACTGCTGGAAGATCACGTTTTTGTAAAGAAATAATATTTGGCAAAATGCTTCCGTCTTTTGAATATTTAAAATTCCAATGAGCATCTGATTGAGAAAATAAGTAGTCTCTTGTATAGAACTGCAAAATATTATTTTCGTCAAATGTTGCAACCATTTGAGAGTCTCTGCATAATTCTTGAATAGCGTTCCATACACTTTCGCCATCATCTGTCCACCAATAAAACGGACTAAGAATAGAAGTATCTGTTATTTTACCAGTAATATCAGTTTTATATTTTATATCATAGTTTGTAAATCCAATATTATCTAACATTCTTCTAATAATTCCTACCGAAGTAGAGTCTTTAGAAACCATGCCAGGACAAGATACGTCTTGTAAAAACTTTGCACCATCTAAGGCATCTAAGGATATTTCACCAAACTCTGAAGTACTCCAGTTATCAATATAAAATGTACCCTGTTTAACCTTTTCATATTGTCCTTTTGAGTCTGTGTATGGAGCTCCAGAATAATATACTTTTATGTATGGTTTTAACTCTGCTGACTTATACATATATAAATTAGAAGCATTAAATGCTGTGCCTTTTTCATATGTAATAATTTTTCTAGAAGATTCATACGACACCAAGTCCATAGAAGCTGAGTTAGCCGAAACCTTACCTACTGGTAAAATGTCATCTGCGCTTGTAGACGACTCTTGAGATATAGAAAGACCAACAATATGATCTGTTAAATCTGCTACCCATCTAGGAGACACTTCAATGACTCCAACGTGGGCGCTAGTAACGCCAGACGTTACTAGCTTTAAAGCTGTTATAGATACAGGAGCAGCTAATGTAGAAGGTTCTGTAGTTGTCCATGCCGTTCCATTATAATAAAGAGTTAATGTTCCAGCATCGTAATTCTTTGTTCCGTTAGTTGTAAAAGGCTTTATGGCAGCACTTGTGCCTTCTGCAAGAAGTGCGTCGCCTTCTTTATATACTTGCCACGTTCCTGGAATAGAATGTGATATTTCAAATCTAACAATAACTTTATTTGTTAAAACAGCTTGTGGATACGTTATAGTTATATTAGCCCCAGTACCCTTTTGTGAAACCCAATATTTATAATATGTATCAATGCCAGGATAGTACGTCCTAAAATTTAAAGGATATTCAATTTTCTTAGGGTCTTTCCAAGTATTGAGGGCTACGTCTCCGAATATTCCATATTTTACTCCCGCCCCTAGAGGTCTAAATGGTTTGATAACAGAGGAAGCTGGAAATAATTTCTGATAAGGCTTAGCACCATCTGATCTAACATAATCTGAACCAACTACAGTAATATTATCTACCATTGAGTTCATATTATATTCAATAGTACAACCTACATTAGTTTGAATTGTAGTATTTTGCTCTATTAATGTTTTAACTACTGGAGACGAAATCATTATACCTCTTCCAGTTCAATAGAAACATTCCAGTGTGGCTGTAGACCACGTTTTACAACTGAAAAATTACAGCCTCCAAATACCACCGTATATAGTTCTGACGATGTTGTAGCCATGTTTGGCGTATATGCAGTGCCAGATGAAGAAGTATCTGTTCCGCCTTTTGCTAAGTTAATTCTAATATTAAATTCTTTTTTACCATCATCGCTTAGATAGAAAGATCTTAAGTCTTCAGCTCCCCAGCCTCCGTCAACTGTTAATGATCTATAAGATGGAAGCATAGTCCAAGACATTGAAAATCTACGCTTATCAGCAATATGATTTTTTCTTAAAGTTCCATTAGATGTTCTTGTAACCTTTTCAATTCTATCTACTGATATACTAATATCTGATCTATTATGCTCAGTAACCTTGTTCCAAATTTTAGTAGTTCCTTCAGGGGTTGCAAGTAAATCCTTTGCCTCTATATTTAAAACGGAGCCTCTAGGTAAATACATAGCCATTATTAGGCACCAACCCTTCTACTTATTCCTTCTTTAGCATTAATCAACGCAAGCTCTCTCTTGAAGCTATTTAGAACATCATCTGCGGTTACAGTAGTTCCGTTCAAATCTATATCTATATTATATATGTTATTGCTACTTGGGCTATTAATTATATTAGCACCTATGGTTCTAGTTCCAGTAGGGATATTATAAGAATCATTCATTTGGTCTAGCAAAGGTATTCCAAACTTTTGAGTTGCCGCCGCATTAAGAACATACTCGCCATTTGAAAGCATTGCTGGAATTGAATCAGATGTAGCCGTTCCTGCACCCCAGACTCCGCCCTGAGATCCGCTACCATATTTTCTAATAGCCCCGCCCTTGTATTTACGTGCTGACATTTCTGAAGGAATAACACCTTCAAACTTTTGAGCAACAGCTTGATGGCCAAATCCAATTTTTTCTTTTACTTTATATTTTCTTCCGTAAGTATCTATAAATTCATCTCCAGGCTCTAGACCCTCTGCCTTCATAATAGCTTTCTTTGCATCATCTGTTAGCATTCCACCAGAATAGGCTTTCTTTACATCCCCACTTGCTCCGCCTTTTACAAGAGCCGCAGACATTGCTGCATCATTACCCTTATAATCTCTTAACTTACCATCATTAATTTTATCTGTTAAAATAGTTACTTCTTCGGCATTAATTCCATTTTTAAGAGCAGTGGTAAGTTCTGATACAACATCCTTTGCTGGTGTTTTAATTCCTAGTTTTTTACCGAGCTCATCTAGACCACTTAGCGCTGCCTGATATTCTTTAGTATTTTTAAAGTTAACATCTGTTAAATACTTAAACATTGTTGTATTTAGATTTTGAGTATATTCTTGTAGTTTAGTATTATAGTCATTAGCTTTATTTCTAAGATCAGAAAGGCTATCTCCAGCAAGTGCCGCTTTCTTTGCAGCAGCTTCATTCTTAGCAGTAATAGCATCAAGTGCATCCTGAAGAGGCTTAACATCAATTTCTGCTTTAGCAATAATTGCTTCTTCTGCAGCCTTACGATTAGCATCATTCATTAACTGCTCAATTGTCATTTGCTCTTCAGCATATGAAGACATGTTGCCTTGAATCAATGCCTGCTGAGCTCTTAGTTGAGCTTTCTGAATTTCTAGCTGAGTATTTTCTGCCTCAGTTGCTTTACGAATTCCTTCAATTTTTTCCTGAGCGGCTTTTTTAATATCTGCAATTTGTTTTTGTAACCTAGCTGCTTCTTCTTTAGCATTATATTGAGCTTTTACAGATTGACCCCTTTGAGCTTTTTCAAGGTCTTTAATTCTGTTTGTCATCTTCTTATACTCTGCATTTGCACTTGCAACAGCAGGATTAAGTTGAACCTGAGCCTTTACTATTTCATTTAAAGATAATGCAGCAATTGCTGCTTCTCCAGACATTGTCTCAAAGTCTAGAGCTACGCCCTGAATAATCAATCTATATTTAGCCCATGCGCTAGATAATGTATCTGTATTGTTTAACATTTGAGCAAGTAGCGGATCTGTTTTGCCTAGCTCATTAATAACATCTTTGGATAGATTTGCTTGCTTGCCAAATGATTCATTTATTTTTTCTAGCTTCTGCTGTATTGCATTTCCAACATCATCAGCACTAGCTTTTCCTGCTGCACCTAATTCTTTTTGTTTTGATATGGTCTCTTCTAAAGTAGCGTCCATTGCCATAAATGTACTATGTAGTGCTCTAGCTTGAGATTCAGCATCTCCTGTTTTCATTGCAGCTTCAAATGTTTTTACTGTTTGAGCTGATGCCTGTTCCATATTTTGAATGCTCTGGAATGCATTAGAACTAATTGCTTGTGCAGCCATGTTAGCATTTTCAGACTGCTTAATCATTGTAAATATCTTAGCAGTAGCAACTTCTGCAGAATCTCCTGCAGCCATAAATTGTGCCTTTAATTGAATAGCAACATTTCCAACATCTTTTCTGTCTGTCTGACTAAACAATTCTATATAGCTACCCATAGTTGACTTGACTTGCTCTTTGAGCTTCTTGTATTGCTCAATTGTCATATTCATTGGAACGTTAGCCTTTGTCATGCTTTCATAAATCATCATGTTTCGTTCTTTTAATGCTTTAGCATCTTCAATAGCATCTTTTATCTTAGCATTATAATCTGTGTATTTAAATCCTGCCTTTTCAGCTGCTGCTGCATCTAAACCAAAAGCCAGTCTGCCTGTCTCTAAGGCCTTTGCTTTCTCTCTTTGCATCTTTACGAATAAGCCTATACCAGCTGTTAATGTGGTAATTGCTATTCCTAGAGGGCTAGTAAATCTTAGTAATGTTGCAAATCCTTTTAGTACGGGACCGAAGACTCTAGCGATTCCACCCAAATTACCAGCAACCCTAGATGATGCTGTAGCTAAATTATTTAATGGACCAATTGGTGTCTTTAGCTTAGCCGCAGTTTCAGGACCAAATGTTTTATCTAATCCTCTTGAAACCATTCCTCCGCCACGACCACCCATTCCGCCAAAGCCCATCATAGATCCAACTATAGATGAACCCATAGATATTGCTGATCCCAATCCACCACCTATTTGGTTTCCTATCATCTGACCGCCTAAACCAACTGCAAGACCGCCAAGCATTGGTCTTACAAATCCGCCACGGCGAACATCAACTGCTCCTTCTTGTAAACCTAATGTTTGATCTAAATTATATCCAGCATTCATTAGGGCAAGAGCTCCAGCATTTCCACGAGTTGCTGTCTTTGTTACAACAGACTCTCCTGGTTCAAGTAGGGCTGGTATTGTGTCTCCGCCACCATATCCTGGAAGATTTGTTACACCCTTCTGATGCCTTCCAACATTCTTTGCAAAGTTAGTTGGATCGCTGGCATGCAAGAACATCTCGTCTTGTGTCCCTCTAAATTCAGTATTAGGAATAACTATTTTATTTCCGCTTGCATCTGTTAATCTAATTACTTTATAAGAGGTACTTCTTCTTGATAAATTTGTATTTATTGGACTCTTTGAGCTAAACTGTTTCCAAAGTGAAAGTATCTCTTTATCGCCCTTAAACGCCATTCCAATTACTTTATTGGATTCTGTCCAATAAGGATTTGTAGCGTCACCTATAAATTCTTTAGCTGAAACTTTATTAACATAATTTGTAGAAATTTGTCCCAGTAGTTCGTCAGCTTGTCTTGGGCTTATCTTGCCACTTCTAACAAGTGCTTTTATGAAGGCATCTGTGCCACCTCTAACGACACCGTTACCTGCTGCCAATATTGATTGTAGGTAGGGGCCTGTAGGCATTGTGCCTGCTGTTAAAAGAGCATTAGCGCTCTCTCTTGTATATCCTGGAATTTCTTTACCATATACTCCAGACACACTCTTAAACTTATATGCACCTTGTTTTGCTCTAGATGATAGCAAGCCTATCTTTTGAGCTACGGCTTTTCCTAAAACTAATCCAGCTCCAACGATTCCTCTAGCATATTTTTGAACTCCAACCACACCGTTTGAAAGTTTTTTAGGAACTGTTGTTTCAATATTATATCCAGCACCAGATGTTCTAACCCCAAGTGCTCCTGCTACTTTATTTATAAAATCTCTAGTCTTACCCTTTTTGAAAAGCTCTCTCATATTAGATTTACCGCTAGCATCTACTACTGGTTGATTTAATGTAGGAACCATAGTTGGATTAATTGTTCTACCCATTGCCGCCGCCTGAGTTCCAACTGCTGAAGCAATCATTCTTTCTGTTTCTAAGTTAAGGGCAATTATTTTTGCCTTTGCTGCTTCTACAGTCATTTTGCCTGCACGTAATTCGGCAACAATCATTGCAGATTCTCTTGCAGCATTATCTGTCAGCTTAGATACAACTGGCAAAATATCATCGAACTGCATCATGAAATCTTTACTTACAACACCCGTAGCAACAATTTGTTTCTTTAACGCCTCTATTTCTGCCTTTGACTGCATTGCAAGTGTTGCCATCATTGCATGCCATCTTGCAGCTTCTCCAGAAACTATACCAGTTGAAACTCCGCCAACTGTTGTTAAGCCAGGAACATTTGGCAATTGATCATTCATGTAAATCTGTGGATTTTGACCAATCTTCTGATTAACTGGACCAGATCCTGGAACCATTCCAAACATAGTTTGTGCAAGTCTTTCCTGCTCTGTCATTCCAGATCTTGGAACCATATGAGAACTTGCCCTACTTCCCATAGGACCCGCTAGTGGGTGTTGTGGATTAACTACTCTTTGTCCGCCTGCTCCAACAACTAAATTACCAGCCATTGTTGTTACTGCTGGATTTACAGACATTGACCCAGCCTTGGCCTTTTGTTCTAATAGTGCAAACTCATCCAATAAATTTCTTAATGCTTGTTGTAATACTGCTGCTGCTTTAGCATCACTATAAAATGATTGTTCAACTAATCTACCAGCTTTTTCTGCCGCCAACATTTCTGGTGTTAGATATTTCCAGCCTTCTCCACCCTTTAGGAATGCCTTCATGTGGAAAGCTCCCTTTAATAAATATCCAAAGAAGTTTGCAAGTACACCAGTTAACATAATTACTGGACCGATGATTGCTGTGATTCCACCTGCTAAAGCTAATATTTGTTTTACTGGACCTGGCAAATTATTTGCAAATTGAACTACTTTGTCAATTACTTGAATAAGCACTGTATTAATAGTTAAAAACTGTTCGCCTACTTCTGCTAGAGAAGCTCTTAGGCTTTCTATTGCTCTACGATATTTACCAGAAGCAGATTCTGTTACGGCTGCTAATTCTCGATCAGCTACTGAAGCTAAATCCGAAGAGGATGCTTTCATTAAATCTAAAACTTGCAAGGTCTGAGATCCTTGACGACCTAAGTTTTCAAACAAAGCATTCAGTCTTGAGAATTGAAACTTACCAAACAACTGCTCAATAGCCTGTTGTTTTTGTAGAGGATCTAAATTATCTAGTGCCCCTTGTAATGCCATTAATGTGCCAGTTAAATTACCAGCGTTATTATTTACAATTCCTAAAAGATCTATACCTAGAGCTTGAAATTTACCTACTGCAACGTCTGTTGGGTTAATTAAAGAGGCAAGTGCTGACTTTAGAGCGTTTGCACCCTCTGATGCATTAATACCGCCTTCACGCATAGCAGTTAAATAAAGTGCTAAGTCTTGTACGCTTCCGCCCAATCCTTGAATTACTGGACCAGCTTTTGGAATAGCTTCCACTAAATCATTAAGAGTTGTAGAAGTTTGGTTTTCAACTGCGTTAAGGAAGTTAATAGATTCAGATAATTGATCTGTGTTTTGTTTAAACGCTGACTGAATAGCTAAAGTTGCCTTCATAGCCTCTTGACGATCTACTTCACCAAGTACTGCTAATCTTGTTGTTTCCTTAATAGATCCTAAAAGCTCGTCACCAGTTTTACCAGTTGCTGCAATATCAGCGGCTAAACCAATTGTTTCTTTAAATGAAACACCCATTGCTGAAGAAATTTCTTTTGCAGTAGCAGATACTTCATCTCTGACTCTGCCCAATTCTGCTGCTGATGTTCCTGCAACATCTCCATAAACCTTAGTTAAACGAACTAACTCTTGATCAGCTTCTCTAAATGCTTTAGCTGCTTGTGCTCCAAATGCTACAAGCGGAACTGTTAAGCCAACAGTTAACTGGCGACCAGCCCACTGAGTATTCTTACCCCAGTTAATAAGTTGTCCAGCGCCATCCTGGATAACCTTGTTCATGATTTGTAGCTCTTGTCTTGCTATTGCTGTCTTGTTTTTTATTTCATCCAGACCTCGTGGAACATGCACATTGAATTGCATTAGTCCCTGTGCGTTTCTGCCTAGTGGTTGTAATATCGAGTTCTGTAAAGCTACTTGCTGTTTTGCTAAGTCTCTTATAAGACCGCCAGATGTTCTAGCATGGTCTCTAAATGTATTAAAATATTGACTTAATTTTAGCTTTCCGCCATCAAGATTTTTACCAAATTTTTCTACATCTGATTGGAGACTTACAAAGTGTGTTGAGAATTGACCAGTGCTTCTTAATGTATCCGCAAATGATCTATTCATGACGGCAATTTGATTTGCCATCATCTTATTGGAGTTAGCTAATTGTTCCTGTAATTTAGATAGGCTGGCAGTAACCTTATGCACATCGGCAATAAGAGCTGAGAAGTCGGCATTAGCGACTATTCGGGTACTGATTGTTTCGTCAGCCATTTATATTCAAACTACTCCCTTGAGTATCCTAGTCCTTCACCAATTCCAAAACCAGCTTGTGCTGCGAATCTTCCTTGTAGCGAAACAACGTCGTTGCTAGTAGCATTTATTCCTGCTGCTCTCAACTGTATGTCTTCGAAACTAGAACCCTCCTTTTTATTTTCTTTGTACTCACCTATATCTACTCCCTTTAAAGATGCAAAGAACTTTTTGTCTTCATGATCTTTTTTCTTTAAAGCCTGTAAAGTATTTATAAGCTCTGGCATTGATAAATTTTCTTCCAGTTCATCATAATTTTTCCAATGTCCAAGTAAGAAAACTTCTCCTTCTAAAGCGGCTAAATCTAGTTCTGACCAGCCAGAACCGCTGCCGCTAGTAGGTTTGGGTCGTCAAGTTTAATTCCTCCGCAAACTTCAAGGATGCGGTTCATAGTTGGTACGTCGATAGCATCTTCAAATGCTTCTCTGTCTGCTACTAATTCTGGTAGCTGCTTTTCTAGTGCGATTGCACATGCATCAATTAGGATGTTTAAAGTTTCATCCTCTGTCTGAGACTCTGCTGTCTTCTTAATTGCTATCATGAACTTACGAAGTTCTTTAATTGATAGAGGCTTTAACTTTACTACTGCCCCATTTTGTAGAGTAATTTCTTCTACGTTATATACTGTTGTTGCCAATTTAATCCTCCTAGGATCTACTCTCAATCATTATACTAAAAATAATATACTAATACAACCAGAAAGCCCCCAATTTCTTGGGGGCCTTGGTAATTAATTACTTAATTATACTACCAATACACGGTCAATAATCTTACCGTATTCTTGTCCTTCGTAGCCGCTCATAGCGGTTGGAAGGAGACGGAATGTTACTGGGAATGTAGTTGGGGCTGATCTTGCCAATGTGAAAGCTGATTGCTGCACTGACAAAACACGACGTGCATAATATACACGCTCTGTCTGTGATCCTGCTGCTGTTGGTGCTTGACCAACTGCAATAAGCTGACGCTCTGTTGGTGCGATACCAAGAGCTCCAGCTGCTAGACCTAGAGTGTCCTTCTTTGTATTTCCTGTACCTGATGAAATGATTGTATTGTTTTGTGAAATTGTTGAAGTGTTAGCTGGATCGTCTGGTTGTCCGAATACAACTAGAACGTTCTCTAGTGTACCTTCTGACATTTCAGTTGCGATCATAACCTCCATCGCTGACTTGAACAGCTTTGCTGTATCAAGAAGCTGGTCGACAGTTACTGAATCATATGTTGGATTGTATGTAATCTGCAAACCGTTATTGGTAAAACCTACGTTTCTGTAATAGAAAGTACCAGAGTCAACTGCGTTAAGTGTAGTTGTATAGGATGTTCCTGTAGCAAATGCACCTGCGTTTGTTGTACCTGGCTCTGAGTTCTCGTATGTTGCGTATCCTGCTGATGTTGAATCGATATTCGAAATAAACAATGGGGATGCACCTACGAGAATGTTTTTAGCATTACCTGCGTTTTGTGCCATATTGTGTTTCCACCTCCTGGAATTCTTTGGTTATTAAATTGTAAATCTAAAAATCTTGGCTGGCTAGGCCTCTTCCCTCTTGGTACAATTTTAGTCCATTAAGAGTAAAAAGGCAAACCCCTAGAGGAATCTACCTTGACCGTCTGTAATTCGAGAATATTTAATTTCTAAAATGACCTCGGCGGCAAAGAAACCTTGAAGCTCTTCTGATGGAGCAGTTGGAGAGATATCTGCCACCCATATAGTATGAAACTTAAACTTGTCAGATAGGCCAGACCACTTATTGATATCTTTAGCCGATTCATCCATACGTCTAAATTCATCAGTTAGGTAGTTTCTAATCTCATTAATATCAGAAACTGAAGTTGAATATAGAGTAAGCATAATTTGCTCACAACATATTAGCCAGTTATCCTCATAAGACATTCCTATCTTGTCATAGACTATATGCTTCTTGCCGCTCAAGAATTGATTCATTTCTGCCGCCTGTTGAACTGGAATGATTGGAACTATATTTTCATTTAAATTATCACTCCAGTAGTCATTCTCATCAAATATGTTTCTTGAGGCAAGCTGGTCCCAAAGGTACTTCCTTAGTTCTAGCATTGCATCTAATTTATAATTAGCTGTCACATTGCACCTCCAAATGATAGGGTGAGGGCTGCATCAGCCTGAGACCTAATAGTGTTTGGTGAAAAAGAATATTGAACTTTTTTAATATTAGATGGGACAGCGAGTGCTTTTGTCATACTAGAATTAAATATTTTTTGAAATCCAGATCTCTTGATTGATTCGTTTACTAGTCTTCCGCTAAAAAATCTTGAATAAGCTAATGAGAATTGATTACGTGCTCCTGATCCGCCAGGTCTTTTTACTGTAACCGAAGCGCCTTTGGGCATGAATACAGTTTCTCCATTATATTCAAACACTAATCTATCTGAATTTTTTGGACGGATAACTAAAGGCTTACCTTGCTCCATTACTTCTGCTTTATTCATAAACATATGGCGTCTCTTACCTTTAGGCGCTGGAACCATAGATCTAGAAGGAAGAAATTCATAATTCATTCTAAACGATAATCCCTGCTCAGATATTTTATTTAATTTAAAAAGTCTTGCAGATTTATTTCCTGTTCTTTTCCACTCATATACGTGATGTAAAGATTTGGGTCTAGTTCTAGCAAGGGCATCTATGTAGGCTCCAAAATCTGCATCTATCTGATCAAATATAATTTTTGTAAATGCTCCCTGAAATGCCTTATTTGTTGTAAGCTTAGCAATCACTGCTGCTTCATAATATACAAATGCTGACACCTGAGCTACTGTGCTATCTTTTAATGGTCCGTTTTGATTAGCATACATCATTCCCTCTAGTCCGCTGGATGCCTGAATCAACATTGCGCTATTGTCCAATTTGCTGATTCTCCGATCTCTTCATAGATGAGTTGTATGCTATCACACGACCAAATGGGTCTGTGACTGGAGTTGTACCCATAACTTCAAACACTGTTGGAGTTTCTGTTGGGAAATTAATTTCATTCCAGATTACATTACCTTCGTTATCACAGATGTTTGTGACCTTTTCTCTAGCAGTTAATTTTTCTGAAGTTCTAACTTGAATAATTTGATCATTAGTATATTTGTTTGAGAATATCTGCTTGTCACTAGATCTAGTTGTTGCAGAATTGCTTATAACTCCTTTAGCATGACACGGTATAGTTTTATAATATGTCCACTCACGCACAATTGCTCCAGTGTCTGGATCTTGTGTCTCAAACTGTCTATAAACGTCCAGACTCATAGATAATACTGAGTCTATTAAATCGTTCATTATATAATTTCTACCTTTGTAACAAGTACGTACTCTGATAGAAGCTTATCTGCATATGCATTTCCAGTACCAGCATTAGCGTCACTAGTAAACTCAAAGTCCCAGTCAAATGTCGAGATAGTTTTGACATACTTATTTCTCCAGACTGTATCTTTAGCAAAGTAGTCTTTCATTAATTCTATCCCAGCCAATTCAACTTCGTCTGGAACCTTTTCCCATCCAAATCTACCCTGAACCTTATATGGAATTCCAGATTTAAAAACTCCATTACCATAATCATTAATGCTTGGAGGGACCATACCGTTTGCTGTATAAACTGTATTGTCTAACATGTTTGCACGATTAATTTTGATTCCATATCCAGTTGGAGTTATTTCTATTGGATAGTTCCAATTATCAATTTCATTAATTGTGTCTAGTAAAAGTACGTCTCTAGCATAAAGCTCATGCAATGTGTCAATTTTTGATGGCAATGGCAATATGTCTGAGTCGTATCCGTAAACAACTACAACGTCGTCATATAGATAAAAACTTTGCCCAGTATACTGTTCTATTTGTTTTCTAGCATACCTTTCAGCCTTAATAAGTTCTTTGTAAGAACGATAATTTGGATCTGAAGGATCTGTGCTAAATCCAAGATCCTGTACGTGGTTAAAATCTACATATGGAGTTACAACATATACTTCATCTACCCTAATTACATTTGTTGCGCCTATTGCGTATTCCCACTGAAGTCTAAGAGTTCTATTTCTATCTGTATATTGATATGGTATATACACTGTATATGTTCCAGGATTATTTTCATCCGCCACCGATGTTAATATTGTTAAAAGGTGAGTAGGGTTAATAGCTGGATTAATTGCAGGATCATTAGTTACATCATAAAGTTTTACAACAGGAGTAGTGTCTGGTGTAGTAATATCACCATTCCAAAAAACCTGATGTGTTATTGGGGACTGCGTCCTGATTAATACCTCTGCCATTTTATAGGCTTAGATTAGTTGTAATACTCCTGGACTTCCTTTGGAGTTGCTAATCTAAAGCCCTCCTCCTTATCAAAAATTTCTTGAGCCTTGTCTTTATTCATTGCTACAAACGGGTGATCTTTTGTAAATGTATGACCCATAATATCATATCTAAAGTTTGCTCTGGTCATTCTTACTAATACTGTGTCTGCTGGCTGTTCCGCCTTTGGATCAAACTTAGGTAATACTTCTACTGCCATATCGTCTTCGTCTTCTTCCATCTTCTCAATGGTCTTGTTATATACAGACCAAGTTACGCCCTCTTCTGCGAGTGCTGCAATTATGTCGGCTTTATTTTTTAGGCCTTCAGTTTCGACTGCAAAGTCTTCTGCAATCTTTTTTAATTCAGATACCTTCAATGTCTCAAATGACATATATATCTCCTAATTCTACTCAAATCAATTATAGCATTACTAAATTAAAATGAAAAGCCCCCAAAAATTAATTCGGGGGCCTTTCTTACGGGTTAATTCCTAATTAGGAAGCTACCTTAACGTTCTTAACAACGACCCAAGCATCTGCTTGCT